GGCGCACGCGCCTTCCTCGCCGCACATCCCTAGTCCCGCATGGGACTATCTCCAGACAGATATGCTATACTCCTAACAAGACGAGCATCCGCGCCACATGAGAGGCCCGCTCCGGATGCGCGCCTTGCTTTCATGTCTGGAGGCGCTATGACTCGACCCAAGAACATCCGTCCGCGAGCGCGCCCGCTGCCCACCGGCGCGCATCTCAGCAGCGCTGGCGTTCCGCAGCCGCCAGCCGCTTTCCACTCGGTTGAGGTGGGCATGCTGGCTTTTCCCGACGCGCCGGGCCTCATTCTGCTGCGCCTGCTGCTCGATGGCACGCCGTTGTTCATCCCAGCGCGCCTGATGACGAACCCGGCAGGCTTCGCGGCGGTTCAGCTTCAACCGCAGTTTCCGTATTTCACGACGGAAGCGATGGCTGAAGCCTTCCATCAAGAGCAGGCGGCGCTGATGCGCAAGCCGACGCTGCTCACGCCGGGCCATCCAGACTTTCAGAAGCCGCCGCTGTTGCACTGAAAGGCGAGGTGAACATGGCACGCAAACCTTTCAACCAAGGCGTTCAACCAGAACAAAAGGACTATAATGCTGTCCTTCGGGAACAGCAAGTCGCTGAACTACGGTTGAAAGGTCTGGAGTTTGCTGAGATTGCCCAGCAAACCGGCTATAAGGATAAATCAGGCGCCTATTATGCCTGGAAGCGCTATCTCAAAAAGTTGCCAGCCGAAGAGACAGAGGAACAACGGGTCGAGGTTCGCCAACGCCTCAATGTGGCTGTGGCCTCTATCTGGGATAAGGTGAAAAGCGGTGATATGTGGGCCATTGATCGCATGGTAGCGATTGAACGGTTGCGTATGGAACTGCTTGGGTTGGCAAAACCCGTCGAAGACAAGCAAAATACCAACACAATTGTTATCCGTGAAGTGCCTCTTGGGTTGTTGCCTGCGGAGGCCCTGAATGGCACCCATCACAACTGATCGCAAAGAGCTTATCATTTCCGCGCCAGAGTTGCGCGGGGCCATTATGCGGCTGCGCGATTATGATGAAGCAATGGTTGGCGTCGATGGGCCTGCTGGCACCGGCAAGACTTTTGGTATCCTCTACTTTTTCCACAGTCTCTTGCTCAATTATCCAGGCAGCAAAATCTTAGTGGCGCGTAAAAGCAATACTGATCTGGCTGGCTCCGCAATGGCGACGTTTCAGGATTATATTCTGCACCCCGCCGAAGGCATCCACTACTTCGGCGGCAACAAAGTTGAGCCAGCCGCCTATCGCTATCCAAACGGCTCCAAGATGGTCGTCAATGGCCTCGATAAGCCCAGCAAAGTCAAGTCGATGGAGTTTGATGGCGTCTATATCAACGAGGCTACCGAATGCGACCTAGAGGACATTGATTTCTGCTGGGGTCGCCTGGGCCGACGTGGCAAGCTTCCGCTTCAGCCGTTTGTGATGGACTTCAACCCGGATGCCCCGTACCACTGGCTGAATCTGCACATGAATGAGGGCAAGATTGTGCGCCTCACCAGTCGGCATGAAGACAACCCCTACATGTTCAACGCCAGAACCGGCGAATGGACTGAGGCCGGTGTGAAGTATCTGGCACGTCTGGATAAGCTTACGGGCGTGCGTCTCCTGCGCCTGCGCTACGGCCAATGGTGCGCAGCCGAGGGCATGGTCTATCAGGATAGCTGGGACCGAAGCCGCAACCTGATTAACAAGTTTGCGATCCCACGCGAATGGCCGCGTTATCTTGCTGTGGACTTCGGCTTCACCAACCCCTTCGTAGCGCAATGGTGGGCCGAAGACCCAGACGGCAGACTCTATCGCTATCGTGAAATCTACCGCACCAAAACGCTCGTCGAGGACCACGCCCGCAAGATCAAAGAACTCAGCCGCTGGGGCGCGCAAGACGGCGAGCCGCTGCCGTATGCCATCATCTGCGATCACGACGCCGAGGATAGAGCGACGCTGGAGCGCCACCTGGGACTCAGCACGACGCCTGCGCACAAGGACGTGAGCCCTGGTATCCAGGCCATCGCCAGTCGGCTCAAGCTCGCTGGCGATGGCAAGGCGCGCCTCTTCTTCCTGCGTGATAGCCTCGTGGAGCGCGATCATGACCTGACCGACCGCAAGAAGCCAACCTGCACTGAGGAAGAGATGGAAAGCTACATCTGGGATGCCAACAAGGAAAAGCCGATCAAGGACGACGATCACGGCATGGATACGACGCGCTATATGGGCGCGCATCGTGATCTGCAACCGTCTGGCATGATCTCATTTGTGCCAGGCATTCAGCGAGGATAGAACAGATGGCCATAGCCGCGCCACCGCGCACCGGGCAGCCGCCCGCGCCAACAAAAGATGATCTCGCCCGGCAGAAAGATCAAGAGCGCGCCTGGAATGCGTTCCGAGGCACGTATAAGCCCCCCTTCAAGGATGATGAGAATAGCAAGTTTAATGTCATCCCCAACCGCTGCGGGCCTACCGTCACCATCGGCATGTATCTGCTCTTTGGACAGGGCGTCGGTATTGACCTGGATGAGAACGCGCCAGCAGGCGCAGCGGATTATCTGAAGGAAGCCTGGGGCGACGAAGATGATAAGATCGTCTTCTTGCAAAAGATGGCGATTAGCGCGGGCGTCAACGGCCACGCCTTCGTGCAAGTCGTGCCACCGCTGCAGGCTGGCGACGCGGCGCGCTTCATCCTGATCGACCCGCAAACGGTGAGCGTTATGACGGACGAGGATGATTACGAGAGCGTCAACACGTTCATCATCGACAACAAATGGGACAGTGCCAATGGCCAGAAGCGCTACAAGCGCCGTATCTATGCCCGCGTCACGCCAGAGCAAGAGTCGCCCTATGGCCCGACGAGCAATGACAACGTGTCGGCGACGTGGCAAATATCCACCTGGGAAGCGGTCGGCACGAATCTCAACTTCAAGCAGACCGGGCAGACGCTCAACTGGTCGTATCCGTTCGCGCCCATCCAGGCATGCCAGAACTTGCCAAACCCACACGAATATTGGGGCACGCCGGACATCAGCGGCTGCGACATCGACATGAACGAGGCGTTGGCCTTCGTCGAGAGCAACACGCTCAAGATCATCTTCAACCAGGCGCATGATATTGTCGTGCTGAAGGGCATCAACAATCCGAATCAGGCTCCGATCAAGAGCGAGCCGGGCAAATGGCCGGTCTTGCCGGTCGGCGCTGATCTGGTGGCCATTCAGGCGCATGGCGACGTGGCGAACAGTCTCACCTATGCCGAGATGCTGCGCAACGACATGGACGAGTCGAGCGGCATCAACAGCGTCGTGCTGGGGCGCACCGAAGTCTTGCCGCGTGGTACGATCTCTGGCCTCGCGCTCAAGATGCTGTACGAGACGGCGCTGCAAAAGACGAACAGCAAACAACGCACCATCGGCAAGCTGCTGCGCAAACTGTGCCAGATTCATCTCTATTTCGGCAAGATCGATCCCGATGCGAACACCGTCCAGGTCATCCTTGGATGGAAAGACCCGGTTCCGGTTGACGAGTTCAGCCAATGGCAGGGTGGCCCGATTGAGGAGCAGATGGGCGTCTCGAAGACGACGAGCCTGTCGCGGCGCGGCCTGGTCTACAGCGCCGAGTTAAAACTGCGCGAGCAGGAAGCGCAGATGGAAGCCGACGCCTTCAACGCAGGCACAGGCCCAGCGCCGCAAGCGATAGCCGCTGGCAACGCGCCGCTGCCGCCAGAGATGGGAGCGATGCAGGAGACGATGACCAACGCCGCGCAGAACGGCACCCAACCACAAGAAGGAGCGCCATAAATGGCCGACGCACTGAGCGATTATCTCGAAAAGCAAATATTGAACTTTCTCAAGGGCACGACGTTTGTGGCCGCGCCCGCCACGCTCTATGTCGCGCTGTATATCGCGACGCCCACTGACGCCGACGCCAGCGGCACGGAGGTGTCAGGCGGCACGTATGCGCGCAAGCCGATCACCACGTCAAGCGGCTGGTCAGCCATCTCTGGCGGAGGCGCATCACCCAACCAGATCAGCAACGCGGCGGTGATCGACTGGACAACGACATTGCCCGCCTGTACGCTCGTCGCCTGGGCGCTGTATGACGCCGTGACGGTGGGCCATGAGTATTGGTGGGGGCCGCTCACCGGCCAGCCCATCAGCGTGAATGCTGGCGATCCCACATCATTCGCTATCGGCGCGCTTGTGGTGCTGCTTGGATAGCGTGCAAGGAGAACATCAATGGCTTTGACCTATGACATCGGCGGCGTGCCTTCCAAGGCGGCGGTTTCCAGCTTTCTCATGAATCAGGCCAACTTTATTCGCAGTGTCCACGATCAGGCGGATTTCTTCTGGCGTATTTACGCGCAGACGCTGGCCACCGACCAGCAAAAGACTGATGCTGGCCTGGACATCGTGACCTTTCCTGGTGACAAGAGCCGCCTGGACACGTTCGGAACGGTGATGCTCCAACTCAAAAACCTGCTGGAGGGCGCGGCTCCTGCGCAAATCACCGATACCCGCGACTTTGACGCTCAGATCATCGGGCCAAGTTAATCGTGGCAGTCTTTACGGTCGTCAGCGGACCAACAATCAACACAGCCAGCGGGATGGGCATGCAATCGTGTGCATTTTGGGATGGCACGATGCTGGTTGTTGTGCTGTATTCCAGCACGCAGAGCCTGACGCCGTACACCTCCACCGACATCTCGACATTTACCGCGCGCACCTCGCTCTCACTCACGGTTGTCCATAATTCCGAAGGCCGCAACAAGAGCATTGCAGGCGCGGTGATTGGTGGCACGACTGTTCTGCATACGGCGGAATCCCAGCGCAGCAGCACTACCTCGCACAAGTCGTATCACAGCCGCGCTCAGTTCGCGGGCACGACGCCCACCTGGGCGGCTGATACGATCTTGCGCACCGCCGATTCCATCAACTACGCCCAGACCTACGAAGGACCAGCCACCGGCATTGATTCCAACAAAAAAGTCGTCCAGGTGTATGGCTGGGATAGCACGCTTGATACCGATTTTGGCGTGGCGCGCTATCCCAACGCCGACGCCGGTACAAGCTGGACGATTGGCTCGCCAACCATCTCTGACCTGGGTTCAACCACAGCCGAAATCTCGTCGCACTGGTTTGGCAGCCTGGGCAGTGGCACCTATCTGGTCATTGCTGACAATGCTGCCGTGCTGAACGCGCCAACGAATCTCAACTGGTCGCTGTGGAATGGCGCGAGCTTTTCTGCGGTTGCCAGTGTCTTCAGCGGCGCAACCACGATCAACAGCAACGATTGGGGCGCGTGCGTCGATTCCAACGGTAAGGTGCATTGTGTCAGGCGCACGGCTGCCACGACGTATGAGCATCGCATCTATAGCGCGGGCGCGTGGGGCGCGGGCGCGACCATTCCAGCGCAAGCCTCGTTGGGCACATCGGGCGGCGTGCCACTGGTGGCCGATGCGAGCGGCAACGTCTACCTGGCGGTGCTGACGGCTTCTCCTGGCGCGGTTAAGTATATCAAGTACAACGGCAGCGCCTGGGACGGCTCCTGGTCTACGCTGGAGTCGAGCAGCGCCACGCGAGCGTACCTGACGGTAGTACCGCAAGTCGTGAATAATCAGCTTGTCTGGCTGTGGACGGAAGGCGCCAGCTCGCCGTTTAGCGTGAATGGTGAGGCGCTCACGCTTGTCACCTCGCACGCCCTGGCGGCGTCAGCGACTGGCGGGGGAACCGCGACGGCACAGCTCACCGTCGATCATCTGCTAACGGCCTCGGCAACAGGCGGGGCCAGCGCCACTGCGCAACTGACGGTCAAGCACAACCTGACCGCCTCGGCAACGGCTGGAGCCTCAGCAACGGCGCTGCTGACGGTCAAGCATCCGCTGCAAGCCTCAGCGACCGGCGGCGCGTCGGCGAGCGCACAGGTGACGGTGGCGCATCACCTGACAGCCAGCGCCACCTGCGGCGGCTCGGCAACCGCCGTGCTGACCGTTGTTGGTCCTCATCATCTGGCCGCCAGTGCGACGGGCGGCGGCACAGCCACTGCACTCTTGACGGTCAAGCACCTGCTGGCGGCGAGCGCAACGGCTGGAGCGTCGGCAACGGCGCAACTTACCATCCAGCACCAGCTGAGCGCAGCAGCCACCGCAGGCGCAACGGCAACGGTGAAGCTGACGATTCAGCACCAGTTGAGCGCGAGTGCCAGTGCAGGCGCGACGGCGCTGGCGACGCTACTTATCTTGCATCATCTCTTCGCCAGCGCTCCAGCAGGCGGCACAGCGACGGCGCTGCTGACGCATCTTTCAACGACGGTGCTGCTGACGCCGTCGGGCACGCTCTCGGCTGGCGTCGTGCCTCTGGGCAGCGCCGCGACGGGAAGCGCGCCATCTGGTATAATGGCAGCGCAGCCTCTACCCGCTGGAGGTATCAGCGATGGAACGACGCCAGGCGGCACGATAGCAGTAGGAACGACGCCAGCAGGCGCGATTGTGAGGGAGTGATGGCAACTGTTCTGACCCTGGCAAAAGGCGACACAGGCCCGCTGGTCGTCACCGTCTCGCATACGACGCTGGGCGCAAGCGGACTTTTGCCCTACCGCACCGGCAGCGGCAAGCTCTGGTTCTATGGCAAGTTGAGCGTGCAGGATGCGGACGCGAATGCCATCTTCACGAAGACGTTCGCCGCTGGCAGCATCACCGTGCCAGTAGACGGCAACAACACGACGACAGACGGCGTGGTCAATATCACGCTGGCTCCAGCCGATACCGCCGCGCTGCCCGATACGCCGATCAGCGTCTCTTGTTCGCTGAAAGGCTTTGATGGCACGAACGAGTTTACCATCGCAGGCACGCCAGCGAATCCGATTGCGCTCCTGGTGGCGGCGGCTGCAACGAGCAAAGTAAGCTAGAGATGATAACGCAGCATCTCGTAGTCATGGGCACGCCAATCCTCTGCGACAGCGAGCAGTGCAGCGAGATGGCAACGGTGGCGCTTCGTGTGCGAGGAGCAACGGCCAACTATGAGATGAACTTCTGTGATTTGTGCTGGCTGGCGATGCAACGGATTTATAGCCCGATGGTGGCGCGTGACGAGCAAACAGCAATCAGCGAAGCCGTCAAGATCGTGGGTGATGATGAGCAGCACGAAAGGGTGAAAGCATGAACATCAGCTATTTGTGGGATGAAGCATTTCAGGCGCGGCATGTCGTGGTTGAAATGCCTGCCAACCACGATATTACTCTGACAACGAACGAGGCGCTGCGGCTGCTGGAATGGCTGGAATCGCAGCGCGAGAACTTGCAAGCGGATGAGCAGCGAAAACGCGAGCATCGGCGCTGGCTGGAAAGTGAGCGAGATAGCGCGTAAGTTTAGCGCTACCCGCGAAGGAGGCGAGATGACTGAGGTGATTTGTCCAGCATGTAAGAAGCCTATTAGCCAGCATGCAATCGTGATTATCGGCAATGACTCTTTTCCTGTGTGTGATTTCGCGTTTGAGCCAGACGGCTACTTTTATGGCTTCAAGCATCTTATACAAAAGCTAGAGCCTTCAAGGACAGTAGACGCAAATGACGATGCAAAGCCTCGCTGACCAGCATAGAGCCGCCATCCTGGCGCGTGAAGCCCAGGCGGCCAGCCAGATCACCGGCCAGTACCAGGCGACGTTCTCGCGGGTGCTGGCGCGGCTGCACTGGCTGTTTGCGCAGATGAGTAGCGCAGAGCAGAGCGGGCAGGCGGTCAACATGGCGTGGCTGTATCAGGCGAATCGCTTGCAGCAGGCGCTCGGCCAGATTCAGACTGAGATACACGCTTTCAGCCTGTCGGCCAGCACGACGGTACACAGCCAGATGAGCCAGGCACAGCAGAGCGGCCAGCAAGACGCGCAGCTGCTGCTGGCGCATCAACTCGGCAAGGTGCAAGCCGTCTTCAATCAGCCACAACCGCAAGCCCAGCAGGCGCTGGCGCAATCGCTGGATACGGGGCCAATCGCCAAACGCTTTGCCAAGATGCCAGCCGACGCCGTGAAGCGGGCGAAGGGCACGCTGCTCGCAGGTATCGCCAATGGATGGGGGCCGCGCCAGATTGCGCGCCAGTTGCAGCATGATCTGAGCATCCAGTTGCGTGACGCGCTGCGCATCTCCAGAACTGAGGCGCTCCAGAGCTATCGCGCTGGTTCGTTGTCCATTTATAGAGCGAATAGCGACGTGGTAAAGGGCTGGACATGGCTCGCTGAAGGCGATGCATGCGCGCTCATCTGCGCG